TTAATGATCTTGTCGCGATTCGGATATTCCAGCCGTTCGAGTAATTCTTCCTGATCGATGGCCTGTTTATCAAACAATCCGACCGATTCCTCTCTGCTCTGAATACGCGATATCGGGAGCGTTGATCCATTCACGACCGTTAAGTTGACGGGACGGGCCATATCAGAGCCCTTAAACATCTTTCCAGAAGGCAACCCTTTTTCATCCTTAAACGAAACCCAACGATCCTCTGTGTAGAAATTCTGAACATGGCTGATAAACATGCGCCCACGTTCCCGCAGGAGGTGCGAATAGTTTCGTATTTTACCGCGCATCATCGTGGCGGCACGCTCCAGAAGGGCCGCAATCGCTTTGTAGGCAATAACATTCGACTGTGTTTGCGCCTGATCAAGATCGAAGGTGCCGGCAATAAGTAAAATCAACTCTTTGAAAAGCTGAATTGACTTCTCGATATCCACGCTCGGAGGTGGGTTCTCTAAATACTTGATTCCGGCCGCAACCATGGCATTGCTTGGCCTGATGATTGCCGGATATGACGTGAACTCAGAATTCTCCACGCCGCTATCAAGGGGATTAATCAACTTTTTTCGGGCGCTTTTGTCTTTTTCGAGCGTTAATTGAGATAAGGACTTGTTTAATTCCTGATTAAGCTGGTCAATTTGTTCGATGTCGGAAATTCCCCACGCATTGCTTGTATCGGTTACAGAGTTGGCCGCGCCGTATGGGAAACGATCAAATAAATAGGTCTGCCGGGCCTTTTCTTCCGGCAAACTCGGGTTGATGTTCGGGTTATCTTTATCCTCCAGTACAACTTCCCCGCCGCTGCACACCAGCAGATAGCGAATTCCGCCCGTGTAAATCGATTCATCGTCGCGCACCCACATTTCACAGACGACTGTTTCCTCGTTATCAATGTCTGTGATGTCTTGTGATGCCCGGAAGTAATTTGTGACCTGTTTGATAACGCTCTGGACAACCAGAAGAAGATTATTGGCCTTTGGGCTGTTTGATCCGCCCGCGATTTCCCGGCGCTCGTCGCCCATTTCCTTGATGATGTCCGTGTCTGATTTGATCTTGTCTGCGAATTGAGGATATTTCTTTTTGAGGTTGCGGCAACTATCCACCCAAAACTCTAAAACGGCCTCGCGTCCCTGTAATTCGTCCAGATCGGTGAGTTTCACGGGATACCAACCAAAAAACATCGGATCAACAATCCGCGTTTCTGCTTCTCCCAGGCCTCCGGCTTTCTTTTCATTGAATACAACCTTTTCAATGGCGATTGCGTAAGTCTCGCCATTGATGACCGACCTTTCAAACTTTGCCTGCTGCTCTGTGTCCTGCCACCAATCATCGGCAATGCGTTGCAGGTCCATGGCCATCGACTTGGATTGACCCTCGTCATCCATGGCAAATCTACTGGAAACATCGAATGTTGGGTTATTGTCTGTTAGGGTATTTGTGGATCTCTGGATATGCGTGTATATGAGATTGGCGGAAATAAGGGGCACCTGGGCGCTTGATTTCTGTTTCCAGTGCCGGTTTCTGCGAAGTTTATAGTTTCTGTTGTAGGTATCGGGCAGGCCTAACGATATCTTGTCGGAAATTACGGCGCCTAAAACTTGATATACTCGTTTGCCGACGTTCTTATCGCCCTTTGGCGGTATGAGTGCGGTATCTAATTTATCCGGCATTGTTCGGTACCTCCGCATTAATTATTCTATGCTTTGTTCGCATGTGGTTTTTGTAGGCTGATTTTGATTTACAGGGCTGGCCACAGAGATGACATTTATACGACGCTGTTTCTTTTTTCGCTTTGACGGGCTGATCATCGGCCTGTTGCCACTGTTGAATCTCGGTTTTGCCATCTCCTTCTGTCCTTTCGATGAAATTCTTCTCGTCTATAATTAACAGCGTGTCGCCTTCAATGTGTGCCTGTGTTCCACGGGGAACGAGACCCAATTCATCTACGGTAACAGGCAATCCCCGCGCTCTCCTGCCGGCTTCTTCATCCGACATCATGGGTACGGGCAGGATATTGTCGCCGCGGTCGAGAATGAACGATCTCTCGTTGTTCGGGATCGCAGGAGTGAAATATGGTTTGCCTTCTGCCGGAATATTCAGCATGCCCTCGTCGGTTAATAACTGATCGGGCAGGATCATCGGCCTGTGCCCGCCGTAGGGGCAGCGCATAAACTCGAATTCCGCCCCAGGGTAAAACGGATCGGGGATGCCGTGCCGTTCATCAGGTGAATGAAACATCGAGCCGGTTATCGGAAGTTTAATATCTTCGACGCTAAATAAGGCAACAACTTCATTACACAACTGGCAAATAAGTTTACTCATGTGTTTGCTCCACTGTCTGCACTACTTTGGGTTTGTCTTCCTGATCTAACCGCATTTCGTCCCAGGGATCGCACTCATGTAGGACTTTTATTTTTTCCTTCCAGTTAAATTGGGGTACGGTTGCTGATACGCGATTGACCTGTTTCAGTGCGTTTGATTCTCCGACACGTTCACCCAGCTTCAAGCCCGCGTAGAATGCTGCGGCGATAATTAACAAGATGACTGCCCAAAAGATAATTGCGCTACCGTCCATCGATATCACTGTATTGCCTCCCATCGTAATGTTCTTGGTTTGCTTGATGTTCCCAAAAAATTTCTTCTTCCCGCTGGTTTCTGAGCGCGGCTTCCTCGTATGTGTCGTGGACCGTGCGCTCGATGCTCTGGATGTGCGCGTTGGCCTGGTTCATTAACGGATGTTCAATTTTGATGATGGCGGGGTGTGCTTGGTCTAAGGCAAGGCAGAAATTGCTGAACACATCAACTTTGTCGTCGTGTTTCCCGGTAGGAAAACGTAAAAGCTGGTCCAGTATCGCGTCTCCCACTGGCCCCTCTGGCAAATGAACCTTGCCGGCTGCTGCGCGTCCCTGAAATCCTCTGGCCCTTGTGGGTTTATCGGCTATCGATGCTATCCACTCGACGCGGCAATAGGTTTTACGTTCCTGCATTCTGCGGTTAAGAAAGGGCGATATCGCCCTTTTGATGACGCCTTTTTCACCAAACCAACAAAACGGCTTGTGGATCTGTATTAAATCAAGCTGCCGGTCTATCCATACGTCGGTTTCCTTTTGTCCCGTCCACCAATCGACTGCCCAAAGATCGCCTTCATGATCAACGCCGATAACGCCATGCTCCGTAAAATCCCCGCCTTCGTCTGTTACTGCATAGTCAGACGATCCATACTTGAATAAATCTTTCGGCAATTCCCCGACTTTGTATCGCTTGAACCAATCGCGCTGGAAGTAAGTTCCTTCTTCCGGCTGCGGGCGCTGCTGAAACAGGGCGTTCCATGTGCGTGTTTGAGCTTTGAATGGTGCAAAATGTTCTTCTGAAAACCATTCCGGCCAGAGATATTCGCCAATCTTACGCCCCAGCAGATCGTCTTGTCTTTCGCATTGCGCAGGAAGACAAACGATATACCAATCACGGCCATCCCGACACATGATCAATCCGCTCTCTCCTGCGTAATCTTCTGGAAGAATTCGGCCCGCGAGGTCGTTTTCATGCCAACGTGTTTGTATGATTATTTCCCATCCGCCGGGGATAAGGCGCGTTCTTAGGTCTTCCTGATACGTGTCCCATGTCCGGGCTCTGACCGTCTCGCTATCGGCTTCCTGGCGCCCTTTAATTGGGTCATCGATGATCAACCCGTGTGCGCGGTTTCCTGTAATGCCGCTTAAAATACCGCAAGCAAGATATTCGCTGCCGTTGGTCATTGCCCATTCGTCTGCCGCCGCCGTGTCAGATGATAACGTGGAGTTGAATATTGATTTGAATTCTGGTGATCGGGATATCTGTCTTGCCCGACGTCCATGCTTACGGGCTAAATCGCTGCCGTAACTAGCCAGGATGATCTTTAACCCTTGAATTTTACCCATCGCCCACGTTGGTGCCACTACCGAACCATAGGTTGATTTTGCTGATCCTGGGGGAAGAAAAAACATGCCCCGCGGGAGCTGTCCAGTAATTATCTGCTCCATGACGGATAGAATTAAAAAATGATGCTCGGCGAGGCCCGTCTCCACGGGATGAAAAAGCCATTCGTCTTCATTCTCGGACACTGGCTTTCCGGGAACGTCGATAGCTTTTGCATAATCCAGCAGGCTAACTCTTGCGCGTCTTCTTTTTATTAATTCCGACGCTGCCGCCTCTGGCGATAAGCATGAGTTCATCATCCGTTAATTCCTTGATTGTTTTCGTCTCAATGGGTCCGCCGTCTTTTCCTGTGTGTTCCGTGCGGTCAACAAACAACTTGAAATACTTACCGAGCCGCTCCAGGTTTGCGCCCTTGTCGGCCATTTTAATTTTTGTCAGTACGATTACGCCGTCTTTTTCTTCTCCGACTGTTTTGTGTAGTGTTTCTATACCTGTGATGATGGCGGCGTGGTCCGGGTCCAATTCATCCATAGGCTTTAAACGCATATCAGAATCAAAAAACTTCCGTGGATCGTAGAACGCCAGCTTTGATATTTCAGAAAGGACCCTATCGCCGGATATCTCTAACCGTTTATTCCGTTCCGCCCGTAACTCCGCGATTCTTCGCTTAATGTTAACCTTTGTAAACATCCGAGTTGATAGTGTTTTTGCTGAATCATATGTACATTCGGGGTAAACGTGCATATATGCCCTGACTTGATTCTCTGCGAAATCAGCAACAAATTCACGACAAAGCCATTCTTCTTTTTCGGTGAGAGGTTCTTCTTCGATGGGCTTTATGGGGGCAGGCTTGGGCGCAGGCGCTTTCGCTTTCTTTGGCGGTGCTTTCTTTTTTACAGCTTTTTTCGCTTTTACGGGCTTTTTCGTCTTTACCATGCAAAAACACCCCTGTTAAAATGGCCTGTGTGACACGTTCTTTGTTTGGCGCTTACAATCTATCATGGGTTTTTTGCGGGAAGTTCTGAACCATTCTAAAAACAACTTAACTACTACCCAAACCATACTTAACCACGACGATAAACTACTTGACGAGGTGTTTTATTTATTCAACCATTCCTGAATTTTTGTTTCTGTGATCCAATATTCCCTACCTACGAGTTTTGCGGGAAGCGGGTCATCTTCTCTCGTCACTAGGCCGCGGATAAAATCTTTTCCTTTGCGCAGCCGCTTGGATATCTCCACCAGGCCATGATATTCGATTTTT